TTAATCCGTCATCCGTGTAGACCTCTACAGAGTTGTCCTCTGGGGTGTATGGAAGGGTGATTGTATCGGAACCATTAGTGACCGTAGCGGACACACGCATATCGAGGTGCGTAACGTAGCCATTAGCGTCCTTTAAACCAGGCTCTAGAGGCATCTCAACGAGGTTAGTCTCTCCGTTGTTTACGATAACTACGTGCAGGCTGGATTCAATGAACTCCATACCACGTACCTCACCAGTAAAGGTAAACTTAGACCAAGCACTCAAGACCTTCTGGTTATTGTTCCAGAAGTAATTGTAGATGTATAGGGAACCCTTTTCGTCGCCACTAAGAAGAACAATCGTGTCCTCTGAGGTGGTTCCTGCGATATCAATTATGTTTTTAGGAATATATGCGGGTACGTGCTCCGTAACCTCAATAGCATCGTAGGTATCTGTTGTTGCACTTAAAGTAAGCTCACGGAGCCCTGTGTAAGCACCTCGCGTGAATGGGAAATAGATGTAAGAGCCTAATGCGATTGGGCTTATTTTATTTTCAACACTAAAGTTAGTAGCAGGAGACACGGATACCGTCTTAGGGGTGAACAAGTCTCCTCCTTTTAATACAAACTGAACGTTATCTGAAAATAGTAATAAATTCTCTTGGAAGGGGGTAGCAGACGAGAGGTTTGTTACCTTGGTACTGCTTACCGTAATATCAATCGGGTCTGAATCGATTAGGGACGAAACTGTTGTCCTGTAAAAGTTAAAGAACTCTCCAGCCTCGGAGAACACAACACTTTCATCAGTAATAAACCCAAGTCTATTTTTAAAAAATATAATGTCGTTAATTGTTTTACCCACAAACGAAGGGTGAGGGTTAGTTTCATCATCGCCAGCACCCCGTTCTAGGTAGTCAATAGTCTTTATTTCTAGCTTATTTAAATCAACACTCTGAATAGTCATAGGCATAGATGATGAGTCTACGCCGTCAGGAACGTCAGGAGCAACCGTCTCCTCCCAAGCTCCGTTACCAAAATCCTCCCCACTATGCGTTTTAAACTGAACCCAATAATTATCTTGGTCTAACTCAACGTCGCCAGTTATTTCCACCTTAAAGTTATTTGGGGCGCGAAGAGGGAGGTTAGTTAGGGAGTCCGTTTTCTTATAAACTCCTTTAATACCTGCCCCTGCAAGACCATCTGAAGTTGTAAGGGTAAAATCACCATCATTCAAATTATGCTCAAGGATGATGGTATTACCCTCCCGCGTGGCGGTCATATAACCATCCCCATAGACGCCTGTTGATATTTCTGTGGTTGTTGGGATAAAAATTGAATTATCTAATAAAGGAGCCTCTGCAAAATAGCCTGACTCATAATCCCCACTGAATAATGACTGAGCGATGTTGTTTGTATCAGCATCAGACGCAACCGTGTCGCGCGTTCCTTCCGTCGAGAAGGTGTAAGTTGCTCCGCTTACAACGTCTCCCGCTACAGTCGCAGTTATACTAGCATTGTAGTCTGTAGCAAAATCATACCCAGTTCTACTAGCGTCGTGACTTGCAAAATTACCCTGATTTGTAACGGTAACGCTTCCCACTTTATAAGTTCCGTTCCCTGTTCCATCGTCTACGAAACTAGCTGTTACCACAGGCATAACTACAATGCCGTTATAAGATGCAGGAGTTGTGTTACCGAGACTTCCCCAGTTGAAAGTAAGGTCTAGGGTGCTATCGTCTCCGCTTCCGTATCCCTCGCCTGCGTTATCAATATCTACACTTTCAATTTTAAATCTATTCCACCCGTCGGAGTAGTAATAGCTAACAACATTTACCGTAAACGTAGCTGCGTTACTGGCAACAACACCCGCGATGTTCCCCCCAAGCTTAAGTATATATTTTTTCTCATAATCTCCTTGAGCGATATATGCAAAGCCTTTCTTTTCAAGGGCGGCTGTATTAGTAGGCGAGATTCCTACGGGGACGTCTCTGTTGACGATGAAGGTGTTATCAGCGACGGTGAGCGCTTTTAGTTGCTGTCTTGGGGTATTCGTAGCGAGGTAGTTTGGGGGAGTAAACGGATTAGTGCTTCCGTTAATCTCACATTTAGTTCCATCAAGGATATTCCACGCTTCTATTGTTGAGCCATTATGAATAACAACATACTTCTCAGCGACATCTCGATTGATAAAGTGAACAAAACTGTCCTCATCAACAGCAGTCGTAAGCAACCTAGCAATGTGCCTTGTGTTAGGACGCTTCTTTAGACCATCCGCAACAGAACTCAGAGCGTTCTCCTGCTCCTCACATTGACCAGCAAAGCGACTTGCGTCTGGTTGTTGAGAAACACCTTGGATAAGGTTAGGAACAGAGGTGTTAATTAAGGGCATTAGGCAAGGTCGTAGTTACGGTTGATACCAATTCTGATTGCCGCGTCGTAGCTGTCAAATATAGAACGGTCAGAGGTGTTAGCCTCAGCGTCCATAAGGTCAGCCCGTGCGTTGTATTCGTCACGAGCGATAAGAGCCTCAAGCTCACGAGAACCTACAAGGCGCCCTTGGAAGACCCTAGAGGCTCTGAGGGTGATGTAGCGACGTGCTGCCTCTGGAAGGCTTGTCCAGTCCAGTAGGCGTGTCAGGTTGACCTCTAGGTCGCTAGTAAATACTGATGTGTTGCTTGAGCGGTCAAAGAGTGCAAGACCGCGTTGTGCGATGTCGGGGTTGCTTGTGGTGTCAACCTCTAGGACGTCCTCGTCCAGTGTGATAGTTCCATCCCCAGCAGGGCTCAGGGTGACTTTAAGTTCTGTGTTGAAATGCCACCCCTCAGCTTGAACAGCACGGCTAACTTCGTCGAGAACTGAGATTGCTGTAGCAGCACTAATAGGGAGCGCGTTGGTGTCGCTAATGCTATTCACAGGTGACTCACCGATGTGACCTAGCATTGAATTAACAGCTTCTAGCTTTGATGTCAGGGTTGGCATAATTGGATTTACAAAGGGTTAAAAAGAGACCCCAAGGGGATTGGCCCAAGGGGTCTCCAGTTAAGGGTTATCGTTTAAGCAGGAATGACCTTCACGGCACACTCAGGTCTAAGAACACCGTGCCCCATTGCGTATTTAGCAACGAACAGAGTGCCTTGACGCTGAATCTGGTACTCAGACTCGGTAGCCAAGTCGAGCAGCTTAACAGTACCGATAGCTTCTTTAGTACCTGCAAGGAAGCCCTTGGCTCCAGCATTACCGCTAAGAGCGGAGAAGTCACCGTTGTAACCCGTACCGCCAGCACCGAACACGTCATTGTTAGCCGAGCCGTCACCAGTAGCAACAGCAGAGTCGTCACCGAGTCCGATGATGCTGTCAAGGTGGTTGCTCTTGAACAGGTTGATTCCAGCAACACGAGCGATGCTACCGTCAGCAACATTACCAACACCACCGTTGTCGCGGTTGATGGCAACGTTGTCAGCAGTCAACAGAGTGTAGTACTGGCTTGGGGTCAGGATAGCGAAGCGACCGTCTTCTGGAGCGTCTTTCTCGTCAAGCGAGCGAGCAACAGCATACAGCGAGTCAACAAGACCGCTAGCAGTCGTGGTAGTAGCACCAGAAACTTCAGTACCACCGTTACCACCGATTTCGGAAGAACCTCCAGCAGCAGCGAACAGGGTCTTCATCGTAGCGATGTCGAAGCGTTTCGCGAGTGCCTTACCGAGTTCCTTAGCGTAGATGCTACGGACGTCGTAGTGGTTCTTCAGCTCGTCGATGTTAGCGATGAACGTAGAAGCAATCAGTACATCGTCGATGTTGATTGTACGCTCAGCGTGTTTAATGGTTGAGAGGTAGCCGTTAGCGTCGTCCACGATGTCTTCACCGACAGTGTGGTAGGCAGCGCTAGCTACGCCTGTAACAGGGAACTGGGCAGTCTTACCGCTGCTGATGGTGCGAACCATGTGCAAATCCTTCATCACGTTCTGTTCTTCGAACGTAGTAAGGATTTCACCAGAGAACACCTTCAGGAAGAGGCTATCGACATCACCAGTTGCATTAACTTGTCCCAAACGGGATGCAGTTGTATCAGCCATGATATATTATCTTTCTGTATTTAGTTATTATTTAGGTTTGTTTAGGTGTTCCGATTCACTCGTTTTACTCGCAGGTTATCCACCTCGGTGGGCCAGTAGTTACTCCTTGTTTATTGGAACGAAAGTTATTTCTTCTTTTTTGGAAAGCCCTTCTTCATATTAGAATAGGCTTTATCGCTCACTGTAGATTTCTTTTTACTACGTGAGATGCCGAGTTTACGGCGACGATTCATGTTTCTGTATAGGGACATATTTAGTAATTAATGTTAAGCCCTGTGCGTCCTCTAATGCGGAGAGGTGATGCGGTAGTTGGTTTTACTGGGCTAGTTGGTTTTACTGGGCTAGTTGGTTTTGCTGGGCGGCTAGACGGCGACTTATTTGTATTATTCTTTATTATCGCACCTCCAATGGTATTCTCAAAATTCTTTTTAACAAGACTTTGAACTTTTTTACTTTCGACCGCTTTTGCACCAAGAGGGCCGAACAGGTGTTTGTTAGACATACACATAATTTTTATTGCTTTCTCGTTAACATTTCCATTTACGAAGAGCGAGAGCTTTACGGGTCGGTCTACCTTTGGAATCCTTCATAGGCCCTTTAACGCCACTCATACGGGCACAGAAGGAACGCTTCCTTGCACCGCCTTTGGGCTGTGGGGCTTTGAGGTTAGAACCAGTCTTACGATTGTAGTAGTCTCTGCCTTTCTTGGAGAGACCTCCACTCTTAGACTTATGTTCTTTCCGTAGGCTTACGCCTTTTCTCTTTGGCATTTATGTAATTATTTATGATTGGGGTTGCCCTACTTCTGTAGGTATTAAGGTTAAATTGTTTCTTGTCGTTGATGGGGTTCTCTACGCGCTTCCACGCACCACCTCCTCCGTTCCAGATGAACAGCAGGTGGTCAGTTGTTACTGGTTTATTAAGTCGCTCAATGTGTGCTTTATAGTGCGATAACACTGTGTAAGCGATGTGGCGACTGATTTCAGGGTCGAACGCATCTTGGTGAGTTTTGGTGTCACCCGTGATACGATTGTAGTCTTCCACCATGATTTGATGGATTTGGAACAGTCCATAAGCCATTCCTCCGTCACCAACGATACGAGGGTTACTACCCCGCGGAACTTCCCAAGAAGGGATAAGAGAAACAAATTCATGTAATGTAATAGTGGGGTTAGCGTTTGACCATTGAGGAACCAAAGTAGAAGCTAAGAAGAGCGAGCATACCTTGACGAACCTCTGGAAGAAGAACGAAGCCTTCGACGTTAATGTAACCATTCTGGGAACCGAAGATTAGGGATAAGATGCCCCCTGAGGCTTCCTTTTCGATAGCCAGTGGGACATTGATAAGAGACGTAATAAAGGGAGCGACTATTACTGCGAACAGGATGCTTACAGCAATAAGACGTCGAACCCACACACCACCGCGATTAGCGGCGGCCTCAGCGGAGGCATCTGCGGCCTCTTGCTTTCTCAGCATAGCGTCAAGGGCTCTCCCTTGGGCTTCTGCTTGGGAAGCGACGAGGCGCATCACGAAACCTGTGATGCCACCTCCGAGCATAGATAAAAGTTCAATAGACATGATTTTAGAAGATTGTTGAGACCGCTAGGCGCTTCTCGATTTGTTCACGATAGGCAGGGTCAGTTTCATAGCGCTTGTCGCGCATAGCTTCTGTGAGCTGTGCTGCGGAACCGAAAGGCTTAGCACCAGCTTCTCCAGTGGTGGAACCTTGAACTAGCGACGGGCCTTTACCACCAGCAGCTAGGAATTGTGAATAGAGACCTTTAACGGCTACCTTAGCGGCATCTACAGAGCTACTCTCAACAATAGAGTTAAAGGCGTCCAGCTCGCTGTCCATAAGGTTCTCTGTAGCCCACTCGGACATAGCGGAGTAGTTACCCTCACCGCCGATAGACTCTTTAATGGCAGAAGCCTGCTGTGCGAACATAGCTTGCTGACCGTTGATATATGCCTCAACGAAGTGACGTGGAACACCAGCTTGCTCTAGGGCTTCAAAGCCCTTGTCGGACAGCTCACCGTTCTCTGAGAGCTCATTTGTAGCGGTGTCAATAGCCTTAGACATAACCTCTGTAGGGGCTACTTCAGGCTCTGCGTCCTTCTTAGCGGTCGTCTTCTTAGCGGGCTTAGGCTCGGACATCTTCTTCTGGAGTTCTTTGTAAGCCTTAGCCATTTCCTCTGGGCTCTCGAACTTCTCGTCGAGCCACTCAGGGCGCTCTGGTTCTTCTTCCTTAAGCTGCTCCTCGATGGTCTCTTTGCCAGCCTTGGGGTCAGCTTCAAGCGTTTGGTTACGCTGTTGGGCAGCTTCTTCTTGCATAGCCGCCTGCTTTTCTAGGGAGATGTTCTCTTCCTCGTTGATTTCGTTTACCTGCATTTGCTGTAGTTCAGCCATATTATTGTTCCTCGCTTATTTCTTGTTGTGCTTTTGCTTGGTCGGAAATTGCTTTGATACCACTAGGG